ATCTAATGAAATCAATTTAACAAAAGACGCATCTTCTCCAAAAATTTTTCTTCCAAAATGAAGATATGCTGGAGTTGCGGGAGAAGAATTATCAGAAGGTTCAACAAAAAAACCCATTTTATCACCAGATAATGGAGTAATCATAAGATCACCATTATCCGAATCAGAAGAATATACTTCCAATTTAGCTGTTGGTGTTGTGGTTCCTATTCCAAGTGAAGAATTACTTGCACGCAATCGGGCTACTTCACTCCAAGGACTTCCTCCACCAACATTAAAAACTGTATCATCACCATCAGATATAATTGGGAGATCATATACTTCAGTATAATCAGTATTTTCAACAATCCAATCGACTAAATTAGATACTAGAATTCGATATGTAGAATTTTCTTGACCATTCGGTTCATTAATAACAAGATTCCAAGACCCTGAAATCTCAGAATTTGTTTTAGCATCTAAACCGGAAATATATTTATCTGAATCTGCCATTTTTTATGTTTTTTCTATTTTTTCTTTCAATAATTGGAGTTCTTGTTCTAAGTTAGTAATACGAGTTTCCATTTCTGAAATCCGTCGAAAATGTTGTTTTTGTTTTTTATATGCTTTCAGCTTTTCATTATTTATATTTATAAGACCATTATCATTTTTGTAAATATCTTCAACATCTGTTTTTATTAAATCAGTCATATTCATTTACATTTGTAATGCTATTGCTCTAATATTAGAAACTTTTGGATAAATTGCCGTATCATTTTCATCACCCAATAATCCTATTTTTATTGCATATTGTTTATATCCAGTATAGGTATTTCCATTTGCTATATATTGAATACCAGGATTTATTTCACTTTCACTATTAACCATATCATCAGGGAATTTAAATAGATAATCTTTATAATCTAATTTATTAATCAAGGATGAGTAAACCGTATTTTCTCCTTGTTTTTCCAACTCAATCCAATTTTTTTCTGTAAAAAACTCACCATCTTCATTATTTAGAATTTTTGCCCATACTTTTACAGGAAAGTATGATGATAATCCAGGTGGACAATATGCAGTCAGATATATTATTAGATCTTCAGCATCTTGACCTTCAGCTAATGTTAAAATAGATGAAAGGTATTTATTTTCAAGATTACCACCATACGGATCATCTTCTCCTGTAATATCATCATTAAGAATATTATAAATATAAATTCCACTTGTTCTGTTCATATCAATAATAGGAGAAACCCAATCACTGGTTGTGCTTAAAATAGCTTTAGATTGAGAAGAACTTGATCCATTGAAATTCATTATTTCATTTGAATAAGAATACAAATCTCTTTGGGTAGTATATTCTTTATTTTGTTTTGGAATTATATCTTCATAAGATGAAAGTTGACCAGATGAAGAAATAACACTTTTTAATGAAAAATCAACATCAGTATTTTTAAATATTAAATAATTTGGATTATAATAAATAGTTGAATATGGATAATTATCCACTGTTGTAATAGTAGCAGTTGTATTGGTTGTCATTCCTTTTATATTAGCAGAATTGAAGAAATAACCATTACTATTTTTCAATATAAGTTTATTTGTTCTTCTACTAAACTCTTCAATATAACCAATTCCGTAATTAATTGTTGTAATGGTCCCAACCACATCTTTTAATCCTGTTGGTGAAAAAACGCTTGTAACTGTAAATGTTTCTCCTGATTCATAATCAAATGCATCTGTATAATAGGTTGAGCCATCTATAGCCAAAACTGTACCTATGGTATTTGATGTATCTCCAGTGATAATATCTCCAACTTCGATAGAATCTGTACCAGTTGTCCCAGAAATAATTAATTGTTCAGAACCACGAATTTGTTCTCCGTATTGAACAAAAATTTGACTACGATCTTGAATAGTTAAAAATTCTTTTTTGGTGTTTCCAAAAATGGCAGTTCCTGTTCCAACATTAAATTTTGCTCTATTGAAACGAACTTTTAAATCAATATCGGGAACAATACTCCAATCTAAATTATTATTTGTTGTATATACATTACCTGTCAATTGTCGCGCAGTAACTTGTTTATTTGATTCTAAATCAGTTTCACCAATACGAGACACATAGAAATATGTATTTGGATTCAACCCTTCCGTATGAATAACGAAAGCATATTGTGTATCATTTTGAAGAAACACGGGATTTTCAAAATTAACGCGAGTATATTCTGTTGCATCATCAGATGTTTTAATTCGAGGATCACCATATCTCATCCATACTTCAGAATATGGAACTTGAGTTCTTGTTATTTCTCCCGCATTATTCATTTCTCGAATTTCAAACCAAACTCCTAATTCATTAGTATCATCAATTGATTGAATCCATACATCAGTAGATGTTAAAAACACACCATCTTCATCTTCTGGAGCATTGACGAGGAATGAATATGCCATACAAGATGGACCAAGAATTTTTACTTTTTGTTTTGTTCTAGTTTCTGAAACAGTTTCGTTTTTTACAATGGTTTGTTTAGTTGAAATGATTGTATTTTGTTTCTTTTGAATCAAACCGTGTCCAACAAAATAATTTTCGGCATATGATGTTGCGTCAATAGCATTTGTTGGAGAGTCGGTAACTTTAATTTCTCTTGTACCAACTCTAAAACGTTTTCCATTCGTAGGAAGTCTTAAATTAAAAATTAATTCTCCATAGGCATTACTTCTTAATGTTTCTCCTTCCGTTCCAAATGTAAAATCATAATTCTCATCACCATCCCAATTTACAGGAATAGTTGCTTGAGAACAATATTCTGACATATTTTCACCATCAAAGAATGTATAGAAGATTGTATTTGCCTTTAACCCTCTTACAACAACTTTAATTATTTGTGGACGAATGTATGTTGTTAATCGAACATCTGTAACATATGTTCCAAAATTTTCTAATTGAGTTTCATTAGAAATGATTGTATTGATACCACTTTTTAGTCCTGATGAGTTTTCAACAATAATTGCTCGTGCTCCACCTGTAATTGCTCGTGCTGTACCTTCTTCGTTGGTATTACTGTTCGCCGGATCATATAACGATGCAGCCGCTTCTGCTTCTTTTAATGTATTATATGTTCCAATATAATATTTGTCATTCAATGTTCCAGAACGATCATTCCTTTCTCTATCATAAACACTATACCCAACAATATCAGTTTGCCAAGAATTCCATTTAGTCTCTAATATTGGTGTATCGGAAAACGATGTTGAAAAATCAAAATCAAATGTTTTATCAACAGTTGTTGTATCAACCCAAATATCTGTATCGGGAAACATTTGTATTGTTCCAATAAATCGAAATACACTTTGTTCAATATTTCGATATGAAGTTGCTTTTAGTTGTTCAATGAATGATTCTTCTTCATATGGTAATGTAATAATTGATTTACCAATTTGTATACCAGAAGAAAAATTGTTAAGATATCTAAATAATCCAGAATTCATTGTAAATCTTGGTCGCAAACACTGTTCATTTGGATCAATACCAATTTTATAATCATCATTAAGAGTATCACCCAATGAATGATCAACAAACGGGTCAACAAAGAATCCATTTTTGAATCTTTCCAATCCATTTTCATCGAGTATAACTTGTTCAGATGCATTTTTTTCTAATGCATTGAGTGATGTATAATATTCAAGATTATTAATTCTCGATTTTAATACACCAATATCACGCATTGTGTGACGTTCAAATGTCATTCTATTGTGCACGCATGCAATATCTTCTCGACCTATTAATCGTCCATAAGAAGTTGCTAATGAAGGATATGGTGGGATATAAATTTTTGCTACACCCATAACATTATCAGGAATAGGGGGAGAAACAGGAAATACGTCAGAAATTCCTTTAACAATTCCAAATCTACCATTAATATCTAATGTGACAATATCACGACGAGCAAGATAATAGGAATAATCTATAGTAATTTGAGATGTTGGATATGGAATTCGCAATCCATTCGCTGCTTGAACAAATGTATCTGTTCGACTCGGATTTGTAGATGCACTTCCCACTGAAGTTGCATCATTTGCAGTATTTGTTTTTACTGATCGAAAATCTAAAACATCCCTTAAATTATATTGATTATTAGTTTGAGTTGAACGATATATAGGCACTTCATGTGTATATATCGTTGTGTTTGAGGATTGTGTATCATCAATAGGATATGAATCAATAGAAAAATACCCAATACCCAGAGAAAAATCGGGTAGAAAATAATCTAATTCAATAAGAAGATAATCAGATGTTGTTAGAGAATATCCATCACGCAATTTAATTGTTCCATGATCATAATAGTCATTTTTTTGACCATTATCAAAAATAAATTGATCTGTCACATCAGTTCCATCTGTATCGGATGAAAAAGACGAACTATGTTTTCTAATTTGATGGATTTTGAAAATATCCGAGAATCCTAATGGAATTTCTTTTTTGAAATTTTCTGGCGAACCCCAATCAAAAGAAGAACAATTGATTTGAACGAATCTATGACTTTTGAGAAGTTTCTTTGCTTCATATGCAGTTGAACGAGAAACCAAAAATCCTACAGAAACATTAATTGTTGAAGAAAATGTTTCTTTTACATCAAATGATAATGTGGTTCTTGCTGTATTGCATGTAACTGTTCTTGTTTCTCCCGCATCACTTCCTTTTCCTAAAAGATTAATATAATCCCCTGTATAATAAACTTTATCAAAATTACCATGAACAAAAGTTTCAGTTAATGCTCTATCAACAGTTAATGTTGTATCATTTGTAATAGATGTGATAATATATGTACCAGTTACTCCAGGAGAATCATTAATTTCAATCTTATCACCAACATTTAAATTGGTAAATGATGTTCCAGAACCAGTAATAGTTGTTTGACCGGATATACCATTAATTGTTCCAGGTTGAGATATTGCAATATCTTCATTAACACATAAAAACACACTTTGCTTTTCTGATGAATTTAAATTACCTGCACCATAACCATATTTTTCATTTGCAATATTTAATGAAACACTCAATGTTCCATTAGAATTTATAATTAAATTAGATTTCATTCTTTGAAATGTAAATGTCGTATCAGACAAATCATTTTCGCTTCTAATTGTTTTTGTAAATTTTGTTCCTATTGAATATAATAATGGATATGTATATTTTTGTTTTAATTCAGCATTTCCTGATGTATTATTAACTACAACATCTGCAAAAAAATCTGTTGGTGTAGATGTATGAACGGAACGAATATTTTTGAAACCACCGACATCATCTAGCATTTGAATATCATAAAGATACAATCTAATTTGCCCATTAGGAGTTCCAATAGAATTAGAATCATAAACAAATGATTTAACTTTTGCAGTTCCTAGTTTTGTACCAGAAGGAGTATCTGTGCTTTTTAATGAATTAGTAACACGTTGTTCACCAACATCAGGAGAAGTTGAACCGGAATATAAATCAACAATTGTTCCTGTATCTAAGGAAGGAATTCCGACGATTTCATTTAATACGAGATAATTTGATGATCTTGCCGATAAAATTTGAGAATTTACATATTCAAAATCAAAACTTTTGTCTGTTTCAATATGAGATGTAACCAATTTGTTAATTTCATATCCTTTGACATATGCTAATCCCGGTTCGATATTAATATCTAATTTATTTGAATCACCACCATTCGCTTCAAGTAAATATCCTTCATTTTCTCCAGTATTTAAATGTTCACGAATACGAATGCCCATTCCACGAATACAATAATCACCAGATTCATCATAGGTTCTTTTTGCTATTTCATCTCCAATAATTGCGTATTGTGACCGATCAAATTTTGTCTGCACCACTCCATTTTTAAGTGTAAACAATTCAACAAATTCTGGTAATGAATTTGTTGCATCAATATCAATTTTTGTGAGAATTGGGTCTAATTTTAAACGATCTGCACCTGGTGCATTGTAATTTGGTGTTCCATTAGCATTATCCAATAGTGTTTCATCATCACCATAACCAATAATATTGGTATTAATTGTAAATCCTACTTTACAGGTAGGCTCAGAAGAAAACGCATCAAGAATAATTGCTTGTTTATCAAAATCCAAAAACAGACCATTAGAAAATACAACACCGGCTTCTATAGTAAATAGCGATCCGACACCAAAAATTGGAACTTCTCCATATTGTTCAGATTCAATTTGAATGGTGTTCAATGAATTAGAAACATCTTCTAAAATTTCTCCCGCAATAAATTTATCCAAAGAAGAAGCTGTATCTTCTGGTCCAGCTAAATATCTAACAAAACCAACATAATAAGCATTTTCTTCATATGTAATTTGTTGGATTTGAAGAAATCTACCTTTTACTCCTGAAGATTGTCCAATAACAGTTGTATTAACAAAAGATGTTGGATCAACAGTATTTCCAGCAGAATTTTCTGATGATAATATTACATAAGGGAATTGAGTATCAATATCAAATTGACCACCATAGACCAATGAACCTTCATCAAAAACATGACGACCAAATTTTTCAATTTGATTTTGAAGTGTCGTTTGTTGTTGGGTTAATTCTCTAGCCTGTACTGGATGTGCCGGTTTATATAAGACTCGATAATATTTTTTAGTATTATCATAGTCATCACGATATGGTGGTTGTGGTGTTGTATATGTTGATGTTGTCATATTGTCTCTTATTCTTTAAAATTGTAATACCATTCGGATTTCTTCTCTTGTTGTTGAACTTCTTTGAATAGCATCACGATTTTCAATTAATAATATATTACCTGTAAATGGTTCATATTCTGAATCATTTATTGCAATAATTGAACCTGTTTGTGATGTTTCTGCACATTGTATAGTGTTTCCAACTCCAAATGATTTATATCCTGTTTTATCATTTTGATGATAATAAATTAATTTATTGTCTGAATCAAAATAATCTACAAAAGCATAGGCCAAACTGGTAGTATCTTGGATAACATCATCCGCAGAAAAAGTACCACTATCTACTTCTATACTTTTTAAACAATTTAATGTAGTTGCTGTTGCTACTTCGGATGGAGAACCTGATACATTTGGATTTTTAATAAGACCAATTTTTCTATAATCATTTGTTGTTAAAAAATCACCATCTTCATCATCATTGATATCAACAGCAATTTGGACATTATATGCACCCAATTCACTAATTGGATCATATCCATGTCCATTTAATGGAGATAAAATCGCTCTTGCTTTTGCTCCGGTTCCCCCGCCACCAGAAATATTTACTTTTGCATAATGATACCCCGTTCCATGTTTTAATCCATATTTACCAGATTCTATAATAGAATCTGTTAAATCTATAGAAATATCTGTAACTGATCCATTAGTAATAGAAGCGGTTGCAGATGCATTTGATCCATCACCTTCAATGGTTATAGTTGGAGCCGTTGTATATCCAGAACCACCATCTTCAACTACTATTTTGAATATCCCTCCAGAAATATCTGATTGGTTTGCATCTTGAGTTTCTTTTTCTTTTACCGGAAAATAAGAATCATTGTAAAACGTCAATGCATCAGATGCAGAAATTTCATATATATAATGCCAAACATACCCATCAGAATATTGTAATGGTTCT